CCCTGCTGTGGTGGCGGGGCGATGGCGCTGTGCGCCGGCGGTTGAGGATCGCGCGGCATACTGGTGGCGTGGCCTACAACTTCTATTCACGGGGTATTGATCGGGCAGCTGATGGGGTGCATGGTGCTTCAGTGGCGGAGTGCGCCCCACCCTGTCGGGATGAGTACTTTTTCTACCCTGCGTTCTTTGAGGTTGCTGGCTACGTGCGGGAGACCATGGGTTTGCCGAATGAGTTGCCTGGTGAAGCGGAACGAACTTTGGCGTGTCAGAGGTGTATTGATTATATTGCCCGGCGTCCTGGCTGGGAGAATATTACTTATGCCGACCGCCATAATATCGTGATCCAGGCCGCATATCTCGCGTTCCAACCTACCCCCATGGAGTTGGCGTGTCGTGAAATGATGGCCAGTGTGCCATTCGCGGCGGATAGGGAGCGCATGCACGATGTGTACCGCACGCGCGCGTGGGTTCGCGCAGCCCTATCCTGGCTTTGGAGTTTCCTGATCGGGGTGGACACCACTCCCGATCAGGGAAACAGGTGAGCTACCAACGCTGCCCTGACGAGATCCGAACCACCGGTCTCGTCAATGAGGGAGTTAGGGTGGTGAGGGGTAGCGTGGGCGGTGGTGTGGTGGTGAAACACGCCATCGTTGGTGGGTTGCCGGGGCAGGACGTGGTGTTGGTGTTCGCGCGTTGTTTGTCGAATACCCTCGCGTCGATAATGGAACGGATGGCGTACCACTGTGTTGGCGGTCAGTGGGTTGCGCCGCCCCGGCTAGATTGGCAGTTTGCCGACCGTTGTTGCATAGAAGAGTCCTTACGTCCTTTCATGACCGAATATCTCGCGTACCTCTATCCGGTCGCCCCTATAAGTCTGGAATCTTTTCCGGAGCTGTATAGAGGTGACCCGAAGAAGTATGCACTGTACCTAAGGGCTGCTGCCAACGTTAGTCGACATGGCTGCTGCGCACGAGACTGGCGCATAAAGGCTTTTGTGAAGCACGAGAAGGTGCTTTTAAATCCTTTGAAACGCCAAGTGCCCCGTATGATTCAGGCTCGGAAGCCCGAGGCTAACGTATGTGTTGGACGTTATACTCGGAGAATAGAGCCGATGATCTACGATGCCCTTTCAGATATAGCAGGCATGGTCACGAAGTCATTGAATGCTGAGCAGATAGCGCAATATATGTATATAGCCTGGCATTCTCTCGTTGATCCAGTGGCTTACTCGTGCGACGCGTCCCGATTTGACCAGCATGTGTCATGGGGTATGTTATCCTGGGAGTGGGATATGTATGCCCGATGGTTTGCTGGCGCGGAGCGCATGGAATTCCAGAAGTACCTCCAGTATGCTTACCGCCACGGTGTCATTCATGGAACCGCGGCGTGCAAAGACGGTAAGGTACGCTATGACCTCCCGGCTCAACGCGCTTCTGGCGATATGAATACCGGGGTTGGCGCGTGCATGATTACCGTTGCTATGGCATATTCTTGTTTATATCTCCATACAACGCGGGATTCTGATACTTGCCCATTCTACTTGATTGACAATGGTGATGATCTTGTCGTCATAATAGAACGGCGTCAAGCGGCTGCTGTCTCTTACATCCCTGCCTTCTTTGACAGGTTGGGTTTTGTGGAGAAGATTGTCGGTCCATATCACCGTCTTGAGGAGATAGAATTTTGCCAGATGCACCCTGTCTACACCGGGTTGTCCCATGCCTGGTGGCCCGCGCATCCTGAGGCTGCGGGTTGGCAGATGGTTCGGTCCATAGGTGCTTTGTCTAAGGATGCTACGTTCATCACAAGGATTCCAGATGATGCGTACCTTAGAGCATATTTGCACACAGTGGGTGAGGGTGGCTGGGCGCTGTCGAAGGGCGTCCCAGTGTACCAGTCTTACTATGCTGCTATGATGCGTGCTTCACCCG